GCATTTTAGTTCCTCACTTAATGTTCAACCAAAGTCCAATCTGAGCAAAGGCATACCCTGACCAGATCATCCCGTTAGAGATTTCTCCCTTGCTCCATTGTAGCACACCTACCACCAAGTAACCCGCGCCTGTTACAGCAACAATAATAGATTCAACCATGATTAGTAAACTCCTTCACCACATCTTGTCTTACTTTCTGTAACTTGCTTTCTGCTTCTTTTAAAGATATAAAAGAACCAACATGTATCTTTTTATTTCTAAATTGAAACTCAGCTATCCATTTATTCTCTCGTTTAGAAAACCATACACCTTTAACACCGGACGTATTGTCTGCTCTTTTTGTAGTGTTATGCATATTTAAAGAATTATTAGCAGCCCTAAGATTGTCAATTTTATTGTTGCTTTTATTTCCATCAATATGATCAACCTGTTCAGGTAAGTACCCATGATGATACATAAAAATCATACGGTGTAGGTACATTATTTTATGTTTCCACTGACACACAAAGTACCCGTCTTTATTTTTATGTCCTATTTTTCTATTAGAGAGACGGCTCCACCTATTTCGAGTGCCTTGGAAAGGATAAAAGAATAAATCACCGTTGTTATAGTAAAAGGATCTTTGAAGTTCCTCTTGAGAAGGGAATCCAGTAGCTCCTACGATTAGATGCTCTACTGTCATGAAAGACTCCGTTCCCTGATAGCTGTTGCAACGCTATACTGTGCTTCCTTTTCTGCCAAGGCTGCACACGCCTCGCGCTCTGCCTCAATCTCGCGCTGCATGAACTCCAGTGTGACAGTGCCATACTGCGTTGGTTGATTCTCCGGGTCGGTGAACAATTGCATCATGGCTTTACGAACTGAGTCAGTAAATGCGTTGTACATAGTTTTAATTACTTCATTAGAATCAATCGACCCTGCATCACGAGCCATACGCAGAATATCATCTTTAGTCATTGTCGTCCTCCTTCAACGGTTCCTCTTCCAAGGCCTTACCAATGGGTTCTTCCTCTTTGTCTTTATCACGCCCGAAGATAGCATCCCATCGGTTTGCATAGTCCTCATTGCTCACTTGTTTAGGGCGGCTACCTGAGCCTTTACCGCCATGCCATGCTGTCATAATACCTCTTCCTCAACTTCGACCATACGCCCTGTATAGCCATTATATTGTAACTTACAAGCAGGGCCGGTTTCCCCGTTGTACCGATTCTTTGCCACTGCAATCTTAGTCAAGTGACGTTCATCCTCGTTCTCAGCCATGCTGTTACGCTCCAAAGTAATCACTGCATCGCTCAGTTGTGCAATGGCTCCAGAGCCCCTCAACTGTGACAATGACACACTACCGCCGTCCTCGTGTCCTTGGTTGCCTTGGGGACGTTTAAGGTGACTTACACAGATCAAGGTGATGTTAAGCTCTTGCACCAGTGTGCGCAAGCGCGTCATCATGTTGTCAATAGCTTTACGCTCATCGCCTAAATCTTGACCAGATACCACGATAGATATGTGATCAAGGAACACAACACGACAGTCACAAGCCTTTGCCATGTACCTGATCCGATTGGAGATGTTATCCACATCACTGCTGCCAAAGTGATCAAACAAATAGATCCGATTACTTCCAAGAGTTGCATCAAAAGCCTCCTTCAATTCCTGCTCTGTGGTAGGCGTATCAGGCAAGTGTAACAGCTTGTTAGCATGGAGACTCATAATACTCCGCGCTGTCTTACGTGTTGACTCTTCCAAGAATAGTCCACCGATGTTCCACTTCGTAGTCTTCAACAGGAAGTATAAGATCTCCCGAAGAAACTGACTCTTACCTAAGCCGCTGCCTGCGGTGACTGTAATCAACTCCGCTGGCCGGATACCGTACAAGAGCTTATTAAGTCCCTTCCACGGGTACTGAGCCTCTGCCACAGGCTCTGGCTTGGAGATTTCCTCCCAGAGGTCAGCGGCATTAACAATACCATCCGGCACGTACGGGGAAGCTCGCCACCACTCATTAACAAAGTCTTTCGCTGCTCCACTTTGTAGATATTCACACGCATCTTTGTACCCACTCTTATGTTGCATGATCTTGGCCTTGTTGCCGAACAACTCAGCCACTTCCTTAGCAGCCTTCTTCCCCGGCTCATCGGCATCGAAGCAGATGACTACAGAGTCAAAGGTGTTGATCCACTCGTAGTTAGCTTTGCAGTCCTTTAACGCTGCCTGAGCGCCATTACGGATGCTCACTGTAGGATAGAGAGACCCTTGCATCTGGAAAGCTGCGAGAGCATCAAGTTCTCCTTCTGTGATGGTGAGAGCCTTTCCTCCTTCGTGAAAGAGAGACTGACCGAATAGAGTTGCTCCGTTGAACTCTCCTGAGATAGAGAATTTCTTTGTAGAAACAGTGCGTTGCTTAACAGCCGTTCTAACTCCATCTGCGTCAGTGTAAGGGTAATACTGGTTGTCTCCATCGGTCGTTACTCCATACTTTTCACAGGTTGCCTGACTGATTCCTCGATCAGGGATTGATTTGAATGTACCTTTGATTTCCATTTGTGTCACGATCTTTCGTGCCATGTTGTGCCTCGTGGCGTGTCTGTCTTCATCTTCATGCTCGTGCTCTGTAGTGTTACAAGCAAAGCAGTGTGTGTGCCCGTCGTCATAGAGCGCCGCTGCATCGGTGCTCCCACAATGCTCACAGGCGATATGGCGTAAGAACTTGGATGTCATGTGTTCCTCAGTTTCAGTTTAGATTCCATAGAACGAATTGCTGAATATATATTTTCATGAATGAAGTCATCATCGTTCACGATCTCCTCATGCGTCAGCCCAACCCACGCACTCCTTCGATCCTTCGGATCTGGTGCTGATTGCCGCTGTGCTGCGGGTGGGGTGGCTTTAAGCGCATCGCTTGCCCACTTTGGAATACCACACAAAAGGATTGCGCCTTCTTCCGGGTATTCGTCCAAGTGTGCATACACACCGAGGCCGCTGTGCCCATTTGAAAAGTGGATGCTCCAGCCTTCGGTAATGGGGCCGTCCTGCTCCTGCACAGGTGCTGGCTGTGCTGTAAGGAAGTCCCGCATTTCTTTTTGATTGTGCGGTTGCCCACAATCTCCAGCACAGTGATACGCCTTGCAGTATTCAATCTCCTGCACAGGTGTTGTCTGAGCTGCAAGGGCTTGCTTGATGGCGGTGCTGGCTTGTTTTACTGCTTGCTCATCGTATGAAGGCCAAACAACATGACTAGTCGATGTGTCTGCTGGTGTACAGGATTCCAACGCCTCTAGCGCCAATTCGAGGGCTTTAGTAGTGCTCATCATAAACCCTCTGTTGTTCCTCTACATCGTTCCATTGTGCCTTGATCTGGTCTTCAATGGACTCCCACGTCTTGTCATGAATCAAGTCATTGACCTGTACCCAGCTACTGGCAGCTAAGCTATGCTTCATGCCTACTGTAAAGTCCTTGTTGAAGAACACTTCCCATGTCTCGTAATTGATGTCACCAAAGCGGTCAACATCGAATTCGACAACACAGGTAGCGTTCTCAACGTTGACAATCAAACTGAAAGGATTGTTCCTGCTCATTTCAAGACCACCTTTAAAAGTGTTAAGACACCCACAAACAGAGAGACAATCATTCTTTTGTCTCCTCAGACATTCGCTTCACTGCACACATCACATCAAACATGACCTGTTCATAGCCATTGGCACGTATAAGACCAGCCATATCATCGATCACAGAATGATACCAGCACTCAAAGCGTATAAGTTCTTGCTCTTGGTTGTCCATATACTCAATCATTGAATCATTCATATTAACACCTGTTGATGAAAGTTACTAACATTTAGACACCAATCTAACATTGTCTATGTTACATAGAGACTTTAACGTTACTTTAATGTTACTTTAATGTTACTTTAAAGTCTCTAAGACATTAAACATCAATGCTTATACGTTAATTGTATAAGTACTTGTTATAAGTAACTGTTAGTAGGTTAACTTCTGAGCATAGAAGCAATGTCTCAGTCTCTATAGTATTATTATATCCGCTGTTCAATCCTTGTCAAGGTCTAAAGTGTAACAAGATGTAACAGAGTCAGTGTCTTCGATGTCCATATCGTCATCATAGTCAGCTTCCTTCAACAAGTCCTGTCTGTCCTTAGTCGGAATGTTAGGAATGTCCTTCATGCACCGATTGCAGGTGTCCAAGAATTCATTTGTGAGGGCATGTCTACGTGTTGATTCGTAGTCATTCAATTGTTTATTGCAGACAAGGCAACGCATTATTAACTCCTTTGGCTTCTCTGCCATTAGTTGGTTGGTTAGAGGCCCTTCTAGGCCCGTTTAAAGCCCTTTATGGGCCTTTCTTGATGGTAAGATTAGATCAATGAGCCAGCGAATCATAGTATCCAGCGACCATGTAAGCTAAAAGCACTATTGACAGCACCAGCCAATGATTAGGTTTCATTCTGTGACTCCAAAGTTGAAGACTATCAGTTGACAGAACAGTCGGTACTGTTCTAAATGTTCTTTGTTGTCCTTGTGTGTCCTCTCTATAGCTTCTGAAAACTCTTTCACAGTGCCGCTAAAGCACCCACAATTTACACGGATACCAATTTTAGAGTCCTTGTGGGCAGTGGTGAATCGCCCTGATGACTTTGCAGGCCCAATGACCAAATAATCCGCTGTTTTCTCAATTTGTGCATCCCCGAACACCCGTGCATTCCCGTCCACCTGTGCATTCCCGGACACCCATGCATTCCCGTCCACCTCTGCATCCCCGGACACCCGTGCATTCCCTAAAATGTGTTTTCCTTTAATGTTTTTCTCAAAAGTAGTCATTTCTGTTTCCTTTAAATGTTATTTACCGTTCTCAGTTTCTAATC